GAGGACTTCCAAAAAGTTCGTGAATTTAAAATTGAGCAGGTCAAACGTATTTTAAAAATGCCGAAATCTGATGAACTTAATCTTGACCCGGCGAATTTGAGAAAAATGTCGCTTTCTGAACTGACGGCGTTTATGTTTCAGGAAGGAATTCAAGTGCCGATTGATTCTTTTGCTGATATTGACGACGCCCGGCAAGCGGTTTTGGATGAATTTGAAAAAGTGAAAAAAGCGGAGAAAGATATTCCGGTCACGACGGAAGTTGTGCCGCCGGCAAAACCCTTCGGCGACAGTCCGATTGAAGATGAATCAAATTTTGAGGAAAAAACCGGGGAAGATGGGGTTGTAGAAGAACACTACACAGACCCGTCTCTACGGCCGCGGACTGTACCCACAGCCACCGATGATCTTTTGGGGTAAAGATGAAAAAATCGCTCAAGGAAAAACAGAAAACAATTCTTGAGACGGTTTTGAATTCGCCGGTTTCGCCTGAAGAACTGGCGACGTTTGGTTTTAAGCCGATTGATTTCGGGGAACCCGTCACAAGAGCGCACATTTTGATCGTAAAACTTGTGGACCGCGCCTGTAACGGGGACCTTTCGGCTATGAAGGAAATTATGGACCGCCTTTATGGCAAAGACAGCGGAAAACCCGGTGAAAAAGACGGCTCTGAAACAAATTATTACGATTTTCTTATGTCGATTGTAGAACAGGAACAGAAACGCAAGAATCTGCCGCCGGAAGTTGAGGAAACCGAAGAAGTCAAACCCCGTGAAGGGGATGATCTCTTGGGGGACCTTGGATGACAAAACTCTCAGGGCTTGCGGAGGAAGCACATAGTCAACTTACAAACAATTTCGAGTATTTTGCACGGTATGGCCTCAAGATCAAAACTAAAGACGGAAAAGTTGAACCCTTCATCTTTAATAAGGCACAATCCTACCTTCATAAACGCCTTGAAGATCAGAAACGACGTATTGGACGAGTTCGGGTCTATATCGTCAAAGGCCGTCAGCAGGGCTGTTCAACTTATGTCGGAGGCCGGTTTTATCATCGGGCCACAAGAACTCGCGGAACTTCCGTCTTCATCCTCTCCCACGAAGCGGAGACAACCAAAAAACTTTTCCGAATCGTTGAGCGCTACCACGATAACTGCCCCGCTCTCCTTCGCCCCACCACCCGAATCGCAAACCGCCGGGAACTCCATTTCGATCAGATCGAATCGGATTACTCTATCGGCACAGCCGGTAATGAAAACGTAGGCCGCGGCGGGACGATTCAGCTTTTTCACGGCTCTGAAGTCGCTTTTTGGGAACGCACTGAAGAAATTAAAACCGGTATTCTTCAATCTGTCCCTGATCTCGATGACACCGAAGTCATTTTGGAATCCACCGCAAACGGCATGGGCAATATGTTCTATGAGGGCTGTATGCAAGCCCTTGACGGACTCGGTGACTATGAAGTTATTTTCATTCCGTGGTACTGGCAGGATGAATACCGCGCAACGGTCCCGAAAGATTTTGTTCTCTCCGCAGATGATCAGGTTTATCAAAAGACCTACAAACTCTCGCTTGAGCAGATGGCTTGGCGTGCGCGAAAAATTGTGGAGCTTGGCCACACGAAGTTCAAGCAGGAATACCCCGCGAACATCATGGAGGCTTTTCAGACTTCGGGGAAAACGTTCATGGACCCGGAATCAATCATGCGTGCGCGGCAATCACAAGTGGCTGACACGAACTCTCCGCTTGTTTTAGGCGTGGACCCCGGAAGAACAAAAGACCGGTCCGTTTTTGTCGAACGCCAAGGCCGAAAGATGCTTGGCTTTGAAGCAATACGCCTTGAGCAGTCCCCTGATGTGCAAACCCCTACGCCGTGGCAGATGATTTTAGCCGGGAAAGTGGCCAATCGAATTAACACCCGCGGCTATGATAAAGTGTTTATTGATGTGGGGGAAGGATGGGGAGTTGTGGACCGGTTAGTTGAAATCGGTTTTGGTCAGATTGTTCAGGGAATTCATTTCGGAAGTAAACCGATTGAAGAAGACCAGTATTTGAACAAACGCGCTGAAATGTGGTCGCTTATGCGTGATTGGTTTGACGGCGAATCCGGTGAGGTTTCGATTCCTGATGACGACCGAATCCATAAAGATTTGATGCTGATGCCTGAAGAACGGCATACGTCGCGTGGGCTTGTGCAGTTAGTCTCAAAAGAGGATATCAGAAAAAACAATTCAGGGATTTCTCCCGACATTGCAGACGCCCTTGCACTTACTTTTGCTTACCCGGTTGCTCGTTCGTCAAATGACCGCACACAAAGAATTCGCAAAGCGGAGAAGGCAAAATCCCCGCTTACGACGATGCGCCGGCTTCGGTCTGGTAAAACTGGATTGACCAAAATCAGATAAGAGTTCATAATGCTTTGGGCTTTTATTTGAAGGGAGTAAAAATTATGGCAGACCCAATCACACTTGGAATTGCGGGGGCCGCAGTCGGAAGCGCAATCGGCGCCGGCACCGCGCACACCGCACTTGGTTTAGCACTTGGAGGTCTTGCCGGCGGCGCAATCGGACTTGGCGCTAAAAAAATTCTTAAAGGTTCCGGCGGCGGGTCTTCACAACCGTCACTTGCTCCGATCAGCACACCTGTTGTTTCAGATGATACTGGCGCAGAGCGCGTCAGAAAAGTTACTCGAAACGCTTTAATCAAAACTCAACAATCCGAAGATGATATTCTTGGCGGTCCTTCAATCGGCCGCAATGAACTTGTAGCCATTTAAAAAAGGAGGATTTTATGGGGGGAATTTTTGGAGGGGGTGGGTCCTCAAGTCGTCCGGCACCGCCACCGCCGGCACCTGCACCGGTTGTTTCAAACGATACTTCTGCTGAAAAAGCACGTCAACGCCGAATCGGCCGCGCCGCTTTGGTCAAAAGCACACAGGAAGGAATTTTAAATCCTGCACTTGGTCGAAATGTTTTAACCGCTGTGGGGTGATCAATGTCAACTGTAGCCGAAAAACTCAACCGGCTCAAACAGCTTGAGTCAAGAAAAGAACCTTGGCTTCCGATGTTTCAGATTTTGGGCGAGTATATTCACACACGAAAACAGAATTTCACAACATCACAAATTCCCGGTGAATTTTTGATGCGTGAAATTTTTGATTCCATGGGGCCGAAGTCTGCAAAGACTTCATCTTCTGCACTTGTCGGTATGCTTTGGCCGGCGAACGCAAGAAAAATCCAACTGACTAAACCCTCTAAACTCCCTGATACGACCGTCATTAAAACCTACTACGACGATATTACCCGCGTCCTTCATGAACATCTTGATAATCCAAAAGCCCGGCTTGCGAACGTGCTTGCTGAATATATGCTTGATCAAGTGGTCTTCGGGACTTCCGGGGTGGAACCGTTTGAAGATGAAGACTTGGGAGTTAAATACCGGGCGTGGGGGGTAAAAGAAATTTATCTTTCTGAAGGCCGGGCCGGTGAAGTGGAGACGATTTATCTTAAATTACAATTTGACGTAGAGCGCATGGTTGCAGAATATGGGTATGATAAGGTCAGTAAAAAGACCCGTGAGCGTTACGACAAAAATCAGTTTGAAGAAAAAGTCGATCTTCTGATTACGATTGAACCGCGTAGATCGAAAAAGCGAAAAGCAAATTCCGATCTCCGTTTTCAGTCGATGCACATTGAGATTGATTCTAAACATATTTTGAAAGAATCAGGCTTTGAAGATTTACCGATTAAAATTGGGCGCTTTTGGAAAATCCTTGGAGAAGAATATGGGCGTTCACCCGGAATGGACGCCGCGCCCGATATTCTTGAATCTAATGCAATTTGGGAGTCGGTAACGATTGCCATTGAGAAGAATCTTGACCCGCCTTTAGGTGTTCTTGATGACGGGCGTTTGGGTGCCGGTGAGATCGATACTTCTGCCGGTGCGATCAACGTATTCAACATTGCCGGCCGCGCAGGTGAGCAAAATCCAGTGTTTCCGATCAATACGGTTGGAGAGATTAAACAGACGGTCAATTTGCTTGAGCGTTTGGCACAGAATATCTCTGACCATTTTTTCATTGACCGGCTTTTGGATTTTAACAACCAAGTGCAGATGACGCTCGGTGAAGCGCAACTTCGCAACCGGCTTCGCCACAACACGCTTGGGTCGATTTTGGTCAATCAGATTTCCGATGTGTTTAACCCCTTGATTGAGCGGACGTTTAATATCCTATTTAAGCAGGGAAAACTCGGAGTGATTGAAGGTTCTCCTGAACACGCCATGGCTCTTTTTGAAGGAAAAGACCCGATCGTTATTCCGCGTGAAGTGGCTGAACTTATGGCCCGTGGTGAAGATGTTTACGGGATTGAGTATTTCACTCCTGCTATGCGTATCATTCAAGCGGAAGAAGCGGAAGGGATTTTCCGGGCTTGGGAAATGGCCGGCTTTATCGGCAATATGCGTCCTGATGCAACGGACGTTCTTGACGCGGATAAATCTCTTAAGCGTTTTACGGAACTGACCGGTGCGCCTCTTACGATTGTCAGAAGTCAACAGGCGATTGACATAATCAGGGATGAACGTGATAAGCAAATGCAAGCGGCACAGCAAGCTGAAATGGCCAAAGCGGCTTCTGAAGCGGCTCGTAATATCGGTCAATCCGGGCTTGTTCCGACACAGCGGCCTAAAGAACTTGTCGCATGACGACTAAAGCAACTGAAGCAAGACTGACTGAAGTAGAAATCGGTGTCCGGGCGGCGAAAGAAAAGAAACGAAAATCAGAAGAAGCGCAATTAAAGCGCGACCTTAATGAAGCGTTCTCAAGTCCCGCCGGACGCCGCGCTCTACGTTGGATTATGAGGGTTTGCGGATACCAACATCCAAGTATCGTCGCAGACCCGCGAAGCGGAGAGATTGTGTTCAACAGCACGATCTATAACGAAGCGCGAAGAAATTTTTATTTAACACTTCGGGGGTATTTGCCCCGAAGAATTTTGACCCAAGTAGAACTTCAGGACGCCATCACTGAAGATTTAGGTCAAGATTTGTTTATGTAACTTAAAACCGATGAAGGAGTGAACCATGCCTGATGAACCCACTGTCCCCCCTGCCGGAGCGCCACCCGCCGGAACACCACCTGTAGGAAATGTCCCGAATAACCCACCGCCACCTGCGCCGCCGGCCGGGCCTGTGCTAAAAGATATCATTCCTGAATCTTTCAAAGATAAACCTTGGGTGAGTGAACTGAAAGATATTGACGCGCTTTTTAATAAAATAGATTTTTTGCAGTCTAAAATCGGAGAGCGCCCCGCAGGAATTCCCCAAGAGAATGCACCCAAAGAGGATTGGGAAAAATTCAACAAGGCGTGGGGTGTGCCTGAAAAGCCGGATGATTATAAATTTGATGCGCTTCCTGAAGGCGTTCCCGTTGATGAAAACTTTCAGAAAGAAATTAAAGGCGTTTTGCACAAAGCCGGTGTCAATCCGCGTCAGGCCAAGATTCTTGAGAAGGGGTACAATGAGCTTCTTGTGAAATCGATGGAAGGTCTGAAA